CTAGTTTAAGTCTTCTAATTGTTATTCGATTTTGGCATATAATTACGCTTTTCGATTTGTTAGATTTAGATTTTGCTAGTTACTCAGTTTCGTGTGTATAACCCTCTGCCTGGTATTCTATATCCTTAAATGTCTACCATCGAAAGAGATACATCCCATTTCCATGTGGAACATGAAGACAAAGACCCGCTCGTCGTCGAAGCAGTTTCTACCGAAGAAAAGAAAATCGGACCCCCTACTCATGATGAGGTGTTCAATGCTCAATTGCCCTCTGATTCTCAACCTGACCAGCCGGACAACAATAACCGCTGGCAGTTCATTCGCCGTGGTATTGCTGTTATTTCTGGTTGGATAGAGTGTTTGGTCTGGATTTGTTTTGTTATTCGTGATTCTGTCTCAATTGCATTTGGTGGTGTTTTGTCTGTCTACTCTTCGTTGGTTCTTTTATTTGATGGGTTGTATATGTGTTACCGAGTTGTTTGTGTTTATAAATCTACTGTTGCTAATCCTTGGTTTTCCTCTTGGATTTCTTATTGTAAGTTTACATGGTATAATCGCATGCACCCTTGTTGGTTGAAGTTTAAACACCAGTATTTTTTACCTGTTTATCTTCCCATACGTGTTTGGGTACGTCGTCAATGGTATCATTTGTATGCTTACTTTTCTGATTTGGGCAATAACAATCCTATGTTGGCTTGTTGGTTAGTCCTTATTGCTGTTGTTATGCTTTGGACTTTCCTTATGCATGTCTTTGCCCGTCTTGTTCGTGGTCAGAAGAAGAAGAATCCTAAAGCTAAGATTAATAATCAGTCGGTTCACTCTCGCATGGTTGATGCCTATCTTAACCTTGGTTTGTTTGCTTCTTCACTTATTGTCAATGGAAATTTGAAAACATGGTCTCGTTACCAACCCTGGATTAAATGTATCAGTTGGTTGGAACAGATTTTTGGTGATAATACTTGTTCAAATTTTCCTAAGTGTAAGAATGCAGATGCCCGTGGTGATAATATGTGTTCACGATGTGCTGAGCAAGACACCTATCGTCGTCTTTTGGACGACCGTTCATTAAAAGCTCTTGTTGATGACCCAGCTAAAGCAGTTTCTTTGCTTTTTTCTGACGTTGTTCATAAGCGTCCTATTACATGGTTCACTAGTTTACATATGTTGTATAAAGATACAGTCTATGGTGACTTTAAAGATGTTGCGAAAAATTGGCTAGTTGGTGAGCTTATCTATTCTGAACAGAGTAAAATCTTTTTGGATTCTGGTATTGTGCTCACACTTGAAGCATTAGCAAAGTTTAGTGTTACTCACTCTTATATGGACCCCAACTTAGGTTGTGGTTTTTATGGAGTGATTAAGAAACTTCCTGTCGCCCTCCCTCCTGAAGAGGCGAAGGAATCTGACTTGCTTGTTGGTGCTGCTGCTGGTTTAAACGACACCTATTTTGTCATTGAAACATCTCAAGACATTCCTCCTATCAAATTTCATTCCATTTTTGGCAGTGAAGTAAAATACCCTCGTGGTGTTCAAGGGATGTATTTAAAGTGGGTTGGTGATAAACATTACAAGTTGCTTCTTGTTTATTCTGATGATGTTGTTGATTACCCTTTTGAGGGTGAAATTCGTCATTGGCTTAAGAAGTTTTCTTGGATTGGTGATCACTATCTCGCAATAATTGCATTCTTTTTTATCTTTGTTGCCTTATGGTTGGGTGTCACTCGACGTGATGCTATAATTAAATGGTTTTTTACTAAGTTTGGTGCCTGGTTTGGTTTTGGTGTTGATGAGTCTGTTGATTTTGGTGAAAATCTTGATAATGAAATCCGTTATAATACCGCATCAGCCCGTAAGCATAAGGAACGTCATGTTCGTGACGAACCTAAAGATGCTATGTGGAAACAACGTAATCCTCGTAGTCGCGATTACCGTATCGGACCTACTGAGAAACGTTTTTTCTTTTATGATGCAAATGATATGGAAAAACATATTAAGAGTTTTGTTGGCTTGAAGATGGTTGATCCTAATGACCATACTAAAGTCGTTTATGTAAAAGACGCTGAAGAATATAAGTCTATGGATGATGGTGGATTTGTTCCAATTGTTGAGACTGTCACTTCTTTTGTTGTTCCTTGGGATAAATATGAGCTCGATCGTTCTGGTTGGAACTTGTTTTTTAAGTACCTCCAGTGGGCCGATAGATATCCTAATACTAAACAACGCCTTCCTGCTAATTATAACAGTTACTTCACTGATCTTATTCAATATAATAAAGATGATAAGTCAATGCTTCCTGTTTTAGAGGCAATGAAGGTTTATGAAAAGAATGCAACTCGCAAAAGTTCACCTAGTCCTGGTGAAGCTGGATTGTTTCGCCGTTGGGCTGCTGATTCTTGGGGGACTTTATTTACCCCTACTGATCGTGGTGTTGTTGACCCTGTTCCACAACACATGCGTAGTAATGAATCAGTTAGTTTTGATGAATATGATAGATCTCGCACTAAAATCATGTCTCGAAACTTCAAAGATGAGTCAAAATTGTATGTTCCTCCGCCTTTGGTGTCCCGCGCAAAGAGCGCCCTCTTAGAGGAGACACAAGATGAGAGTAACATTAGTACAATTGATACTGATATCTGTCCATATGAAGTTTTACACAAGATTTGCACGTCTAAGACACAATGTGTTCGAAGACATGTCAATCAAGCGAGTGAAGATAAACATAATGAATCAATTATGTACCCTGTCAAGCAGGTTATTGATACTCAATGTTCTTACCCAATGTACATTAAAGAAGGAGATAATTATCTACGCGTTGCTATGTGTGTTCGTGTTGGTTCTGGTTTCTTGACTACTCGCCATACATTTATGAATGGTGATAAGTTATTGCGACCAATAAACCAATATTATGTTTACGAAGCAAGTACAGATAAGTATTTTTCTGTCTCCGCTCTTGATTTGGGTGAGCCTGAGAAAATCGCCGGTATCATGGGAGTGGTCTGGGATTTTTCCAAGTTTGATTGTTCAGACAAGGATTTTATGAAGCGATCACTCCTAACGCATGCTACTCCTTCTCCTTATTATGAAGAATTTGCTAGTTCTGTTAGACTAGTTAAATTTGATGAGAAGAAACATCTTGTTTATACAGATGAGGGAGTACGCATACAGACAGATGCTAATCAGATATATTATCGCCTTAATACTACAGCAGGTGACAGTGGTTCTGGTATTTTTGATATGAATGGTCGATTGATTGGCTTACATAAGAAAGGTAATCCTAATAGTGGAGTGCTTTTTACTATTCAAAAAGTAGTTCCATCTTACTTTCTTGCTCAATCACCTTCAAAAAACTACCAAACCCCTGTTATCCAACTGTAGAATGCTTACCTAGTATGCAGGTTCACCATGTTGTGAACCGTGGGATAATGGGGGATAATATTATGCATCCAAATACTGATCTGATTGGTCTGGCACGTGCTCACAATTACAAGCTACCTTTCTCATTTCATCCAACAATATTCGATAAAACCTTATTGCAGAATGATTTTAAGAAATTCACGTTAGCTTATAATTGGTGTCCAGACTTAGAAGCTTTATCATTAGCTTCTCGAGCAATGCAACTCTTGTATCAACCTTTTATGTATGGTAGTGTTAAATCCATTGATGAGGCTTGGGCCCAAATGGATAAGACAAAATCTCCTGGTTACCCTTGGAATAAAGTTTACAAGACGAAGCAGCAGGTTATTGACAACGAAGGTCAGTTACTGCGGTTGATTATTGCAGATATCTTAGCTGGGCGTAAACCTCGTTTTAAGTTCAATGGTTGTGATTATGATAACCTTTTCTATCAAACCTCACCGAAAGGTGAGTTCAAACCTTTAGAGAAGATTATAAATCCAGACCCTGAGAAACGTAAGACGAGGACTTTTTTATGTTGTGATATTGTTACACATACGCTCAATTATATGGTATTTGCTGAACAGAATGATAATTTGTTACATGCTCATAAGAATGGGCGGTGGATGCGGCTTGGCATGACTCCCTTTTATGGTGGGTGGGATGCTGAAGCTCGTTACCTTATGAATTCGGAGGCCAAGCGGTTTTTTAATTGCTATGACCTCAAACATTGTGAAGCTAGTCTCAAAGAGCAAGTTTTACGACTTATATATGCTATGCGTTTCCTCGTAATTATTTTTGGAGATGAGTATAATCCTGAGATCTTGAAGAATTTTATCTTCAATCAAACATGCTATTCCTACGTCATTGACGTTGATGGATGGTTGTGCATGATGTTTGGTTGTAACCCTTCAGGCGGATTTTGTACTCTATCTGATAATTGTTTTGCGGTGGAATTAACTGCACTTTATAGCTTAGCTAAAAAGTATCGTACCTTGCCTCTGTTAATGGAGGCTGTTTCAAAACACAATGTTTCTATTATGGGTGATGATTCAGTGTTTCCCGTGCACTCTGATTTTGAAGATTTAGTTGCAGATGCTTCTGATTTAGGATTTGAATATGTTCCTGAAGCTCTTAATGTTGATATTCATAATGTGGTCTTTCTAAACAATCGATTTCACATGATGAGTACTGGCATTTTTGTCCCTTGTGCTAACATGGACAAGATTAGGGCTAATATTTACTTCCATTTCAAGAAGCGTTCTTGGCGACTAGCTTACGTTAAGTGTTGTGCTTACAGAGTGTTAGCTTGGAATTTCCCAGTTTACCTTAGAGAGGCTGAAGATTTGATTCAGTTCATCCGTAAACACTTCGATCATGTGATGAAGTGTGAAGGAGTGCCTGAGTTGACTTATCATAGTGCCATTACTGCTTACCTCCCTGCTAAACAAATTGACTTTATGTGGTTTGGGAATGAACGATTTGTACGTCCAATATGTACGCTTCCTTCTTGTTCTCAATGTCCTCGCACATGGTCAAGTTTTGTTGACTTGTTAAGTTTTGCGTTAGATTTGTAATTGTTACATCGCAAAATAAAGTTTCCCCATTGGAAACTTCATTTGACAGGTCTTTTATGTGCTTTTCTTGTTTTCTTCTTGTCTTGTTCAACTGTGTGTGCGTATACTTATTATACCTTTATTGCAGTCTTGTTTGTCCTGTTGTTCGTGTTCCTCCTACTTATACTTCAAGTGTTTTTACTGAACCAATTGTCCAGAATCACACTACTTCTACATCAACTCGTTCATACAACCATAACAAATGACTTCCTCTGTACTCAAATCAGACAATTTGCTGGAGAAGCTCAAGAACGCAATTGGGATGACTGATGATGGTAAAGAGTGGGTAAAGATTTGCCTTGATCCTTATCATGATACTCCTACCTTTTGTCGTGGTTATCCTGATACTACGACTGGTAATAGTATAGTTCAATGTTATAAGGCGTCTTCCAGTGTCTCTTGCTCTAGTAGTATTACTACTGGAACTTGGGACTGTGCTTTCTCACTTGATCCATCACCTCAGATCTTCTCTGTTGCTACTTCTTCTTTCATTGGATCTGCTGGGTCTATTCTTGCTGTTAAAGATGACCAAACTAGTGGTGTCGCTTGGGGTGGTCTGCAATATGACATTTACCCTACTGGCACTATCTATTCCCCTTTGGCGTCTTATGGTGGGGGTGGCCTAGCTCTTCCTTCTACTTTTACTTCTGGTGACTATCGTATTATTGGATATGGTTTCGAAGTTATTAATACAACTGCTGAATTGTACAAAGGTGGTACTGTTACTGTCTATCGTCAATCCACTCCTCGCACTGAAACAGCTTGTACACTACCTATTACTTCTGGTGGTATATCTGGTTCAACGACATATGGTTATGGGTTTACTTCTGTGATTCCTATCCCTGCTCCACCTTCTTCTATTGCTGCAGCTATGCAATTAGCTGGGACTTTACAGTGGGGTGCTGAGAAAGGTGTCTATGTTGCTGCTACAATGAACAGCACAGACAATCCTGTCAATTCTCAGTTTACTCCGAATCCTGTATATTATTATCCATCTGCCGTCGTTTCTGCAGGTGCTAGTAATTTTGCTCCAATATTTGCTCGTGGTCAAACCGGCACTCCCGGTGGTCCATTTGCTGTATCATCTGGTGGTTCAGCTCAAGCTGTCACAGTTTTACAACCTCCCGTTATTGATATGTCAAATTTCAATGCTTGTGGTGCTATATTCAGTGGTTTAACTTTGCAAACTACTCTTACTGTTAATATTCGTGTCTATTTAGAGCGCTTTCCTGACGTTACTCAAACCGATTTGGTTTTACTTGCTACTCCGTCTCCTCAATATGACCCTAGAGCTTTAGAGTTCTATTCACATGCCATCCGTGAGATGCCTGTTGGTGTCCCACAAGGGATGAATTCTCTTGGTTCATGGTTTCGCGGTGCTATTCAAACAGCACGTGACTATGTTGCTCCTGTCTTATCTGTCTTTGGTGGACCTGGTGGTAAGCTTGCTGGTAAGGCCATGTATATGGCCGGAGCAGCAGCTGACGCTAGTGAAGCTAAAGAATCTAGACAAGGTGGTGACGGTTATGGTGCTGGTGCATCTCGAAACTTAATGAAGGGTTTACATGAGAACGCGTTGAAGTCACATTTCACCGTTCCAAAAAACTCGACCAAGGAAGTGAAGAAAGAGATCAAAAAGGAGGCGAAGAGCGAGGCCAAAAAGGAAGCCAAGAAAGTTGCTCACAAGGTCGCCGAGAAGGGAGTGGACACCAGCTCAGCAATGAGCCGTCTGCTTTTCGGAAAGAAGAAATAGATGTTAAACTTCCTAGCATCCAAGAAGAGGTATGTGTTGATCGTGAGTCAGCTTGCCCATTCGACACTACTGCACCTTGGGTGCAGGATGCTGTTGATATGAAGTTGCTCACACCGATATCTGTCTCTTCTGATTTGTCTGTTTCCACTTGGCTACTGGATGATGTTTCTGCCCATTGGCGTACTCTTAATCCTTGTGTGTACCAAGATGTTGTTCACTCTCCCGCCGTTGTGCGTGTCTTTGAGGGTGATGATGATTGGGACATGCTGGATGAGTCATTGGACTATTCTCATCTTAGTTAAGTTGGTTGTCATTTGTTTTGACACTTTTATAAGTGTTCGCTGGTAAGCGTTAGTTTCCCTCGTGCTACAAGAGAGTGTGTAGCAGCTCTTTTATTTGATGTGATTGCCGCCGAAATCCGGTTTTTTCATTGCCGTAGCTTAAGAAATTTGGTTCAGAAATGTTCCGTAGCTTAAGAAATTTGGTGATGTAGACCTTTTGTGGATACGCTCGCGTTGATCAAGTATTAGAGAATGTTTGTGTACGTGATTCTTTTTTGCTTTTTTGTATGAATTGCGTGTGTCGTAACAATTGTAGGTATGTTTTTAATAGCTAGTGCAATGATAGTCTTCGATATTATAGTGTCGTTGCTCTGAGCACTAGTCCCCGTTTAGTCGGAACTTATGATTGTTTAGACTAGAGTTTGGCC